ACATGCGGTGAATTTTAGTTCCTCTAGTAGCCGCACGGCTGGTTATCTCCTGAGCTTTCTTCTTGCCGACACGCCTTTGCCACTCGTAGAGCCACGTCTTATCAGACGCTGCTCCTATCACGGTGGTTACCGATGGATACTTCTTTCCGTCTGGTGTCGTATAGAATCGACCAGAGTCCGTAGTTACTGACTCTAGCTCTTGATGTTCTAGTAGCTCATGCTTAAACACTGATACCCAGTCTGTCCTTAGTTATGATATATTCACGAACCAAATTTGATCTTACGATGTCATTTTCATTGAAATCCACAAACTCAAAACAGCTCATCTGCTTGACAATGCTAATGAACTTCATGAGACCGGAGCGCTCGGCGTCACGCCTGAAGTCTGATTGTCTGAAGTCGCCGCACAGCAGAACCTTGCAGTTCTTTCCGACTCGAGTAATTACAGAATCGAGCTCGCCCAGGTCCATATTTTGGATCTCATCGGTGATAACGATGCAATCATTAAAAGTAGTGCCGCGTACAAAAGAAGTAGATATAAACTCCAAAAACCCCTTAGCTGTAAGATTAGCGTACGAGTCGCCTCGACCGAAAAGCTCATTACAAATTGCCACATATGGTGCCTCATATACTCTAGATTTTTCCTTATTGTTTCCTGGTAGGAAACCCATATTTCTAGTAGGAACTACGCTTCTAACAATAACCACGCGTTCATAAGTAGATTGACCGCTGAGTATCTGATTGAGTGACATGTACAGCGACAAAAAGCTCTTTCCGGTACCGGCCACACCATGAAGCAGTATGTTTTTGTCTTTAGCGAAGTGATCAAACGCTAACCTCTGGTTGTTAGTCAGAGGCTGTATGTTCTTTAGCTGAAAGCTGTGCTTGAAGAGATAGTCGTAAGAATTGTTTTCATCTATTCCAGCCTGTCTAAGTTTTCTTTTTTCTTTTCTAGTCAATCTCTTCTGCTGCATATTACTCAGTTAAAAGGTGTTGATCGTCGATCGAGACAGTCCTTTAGAATGATTCTTCTTCATCTCTTTGAGATGATCTGTGAAGGCGCGATCAGGCTTCTTTAATCCGAGTCTGACCGAGTCACCAATTGCCGGAGCGCCTATCACCTGCTCCAAGTTGTTATTCTTTCTTAGAAAGTTGTCCAGCTCAGAAATTGTCATAAATTCAGTAATCTCTGAGCCGTCGTTTTTGTCTATGAAGGTATAAGTTGGCATCATTACTTCTCGTAGTTATATTTATTCTGAGATTCAGAATCATAAACATATTCATTATCATCATAATCGTCGTTTTGTTGAAGTAACATATCAATATCTTTAGTTTTCAACGCTCTCTGCATGCGCTTAAAACGTTTCTTTTCTAGATATTCCGACTTGCGCTCATATGGATCAAGTTCATAATCCATATCATCGAGGTTATCGCGATAGCGATTATTTCTGCTCTTGCTCATCTGGTAGTAATCCTGGAAATGCCTCTCTAACTAGTTGTCTGTTTATTCCCTTGTAAGGAATCTTTTTGTCCTTTACCGCGCAGAGCAGGTCTGCGTCAGCTGGATCTAGAGTTTCGAGCAGCTCAATGAAGAGCGTCTCTCTTTTCAGCGGTTTCAGGCTGTCGTTACCTCCTCTCACGAAAAGATAAAGCTTTCTGGCTTCTGCATATAGCACACTCTCTAAATCTACTAGATCGTTCTTCTTGAAAGGAGGTGTACCCTCCGGAAGAAGCCATTCGACTCTAGGGTCTAGAGCGCCCTGCAGTACTGTCCTGAGCGCGAAGCTATCATGCTTTCGTAGCTCATTGACCTTATCAGATCTTCGCGAGATTTTAGATACTTTCTCTAAGATCTCCGCGACACCAAGTTTCATGCGAAGTCTCCGATATGTTCCATCAGATTTTTAAGCCTGTTGCTAATAAAATAGTTCATCATCTTTGAGCCTGTCTTTGAGGACTGCTCGTTGTACGACACTCTAATCTTTTCTTTGTACTCATCCGGTGTGCACCGAAGATCAATTAGACTTGAGTTACGAACGTGGTTGCGAAAGTACTGGTGATCAAACTTACAAGCTAAGCCCAGATCAACTAGAGCATCCATCTTCTTCTGTGTCAGGGTTTTTTGACGCTCTCCTACTACAAAGCAGTTGTCAGAAGAGAGAATGTTTGGAATACCGTCTCCCTTGTCACCACGGAGAATATGTTGCTCCAGATAGAGTTCTGGGTCCGAGCAGACAATCATCTTTTTACGAGTAGGATCATACTGCTTGACGCCGTGAAAGTGAAGCTGATTGAAGTCCTTGTCGCCAGATAGAATCATGATCGAGTCGGTCTTGTGAAAGTCATAGACCAGCGTGCCAATGACGTCATCAGCCTCCACACGATCCAGATGAATTACGCGGTATGGAAAGAATTCCTTGAGCTCGGCACGAATCTTATTCATGCACTCAAAGATGCTGGTCCAATTAAGCTCAGAGGTCTGCTGACTCTTTTTGCGATTGGCTTTATAGTAGGGGAATATGTCACGCCGCCAGCTATTAGGTCCGTCAGCAGCAATGATCATCTCGCCGTATTCACCGCGGAACTTTACATTCAGCGATCGAATAGTGTTTAGGATCATATGCCGCACCATGTTTTCGTCGACGGCAACATTTGTGTGGTTTCCAATCTGAACCATGAGATTGGAAAGCATAACCTGATTCAAGTCCAAAATAAGCATAATGTAAAGTCTCTCAGGAGCCCTTTTTCTTACCGTCGATAAAGCGCATGTGTAACTCGTCCGTAACTACGAATTCACCTTGGTCGTCGCGGATGAAGATCTTTTTAGCAACGTCTTGAAACGGGTGATACACATCATAGTACTTGCACAGTAGAGAGTGCATAGCTTCTATGAGGAACGAGCCATACTTGAGCTCCGTCTCATTCTTGAACTCTGAAAAGTCAAAACCTGCCGCGTACAGTCTCTCAAACAGCATCTGAGCAGCAGCAGCCAGAGTCTCATTTATGTGAGTATGCTTCATGCTATCAACGCCAGCCATAACAGCCTCCTCATCCATAGGTGGAGTTGGCTTGACTCTAGCGTTCTTCAGCGGAAAGTTTATGATCTGTGCCGTCATCGTTCTAGTACTATTATATTTATAGAAAGAGAGAAAGTAAACAATTATTTTTATCCAACTCTATATACAAATTTCTCTTCCAGCTTCTTGGGAGCTCTGGCGCCAGCTGGATACATTTCGGCCAGCTCTGCTAAAGTATCATGCCATCTTCTCAATATAAGCTTGAGATCAAACCGCTGGTTGGCATAGGCAGCGACTGCCTCAGCTCTCTTGAGCATGTTTTCACGATTGGTCTTATACTGCTGAATGATATAGTCCAGATTTGCCGCGAAGATACTAGCGTGTGTTTGAGGGTTAGATGAGCCGTGATACATGTGAGTAAGTGAACCGGACGTGTCCGACAGTGCGCCATAGTTAGGATGAACGCACGAGAGTCCAGCCGACATTGATTCCATGAGTACTCGGCATCCTGTTTCGAGATAAATCGACGGGTAGGCTAGAATATGACTATTTGACATATAACCCTTTACCTCGTCATTCGGCTTGAATCCGTGATATGTCATCTGAGGATGATCTTGAATGATCTTATAGAGAGGTTCGAACTTCTTGTCGGCATCAGCCCAACCATAGATCTTAAAGCTTGAGAATACGTCCAGGTGAATCTCAGGATGCTTCTCGGCCAATCTCTGAAATACAGGCACCAGCAGCTCTAGACCCCTGTGCGGTGTCGATGCATATATCAGTCGAATAGTATTGTCGGCGAGCTTAGCGGCCCAGTTGGGTTTAATAATACTGATACCGTTCTCAATAACTATATCTCTGTCTGAATAATCCATGCCAAGCACGTACTGATATCTAGAGTACTGCCAGTTGGAAACAAAAATAAACTTATGAAAATTTTGTCTAAACTGTTTGTCACGAAACTTAGCTGACTCTGGATCTTCGGGAAGATCGTGCACGTTCATTACACGAATCTTGTCTTCTTTAAGAGCCCTAGGGCGAGACGGAATAATCTGAAACTGCTCGATGAGATCTCTTGGAATCGTTCCATCATATACCGATCGCAGCATTAGCTCTGTGCCGCCATTAGCATTGGACGAGACCTCATTAGTCTCCAGCAGATCATAATTGTTTATCATTGTATACTCACTAGCTCGTTGATTAAGAGTTGCTCGTAGTCTGCATTCAACAGATGATGCCTATTATACTTTGATATCTTTTTAGCATCGATCATTACGTTGTCTAGATCGTTAAGATTATCGCGATATCTCTTAACATTATTTAGTATTATCTCGTGACGGTCTATTACGTTTTCTTTTATGTCATAGCTCTCGTCAAATATAAAATCATATGTCTTAAATCCCCAGCGCTGCAGCGTCTTAAGAACATATGGTCCACCGTTGACCATGAACGGCCTCATGAGAAGCATAGACTTAGCTGTCTTTTCAGAAACTATGGTTAGATCAAGATGATCGGGAATAGAGTACAAAACGCCAGTCTCTGACACTATATCGTAGTAAGATCTCCACAGCTGCTGAAGAGACAGTGGGATCGATCTTGGACGATTATCAGTAAACTCATACTCATCTAATTTTAGTATAGGAAGTGGTCCTCGATTGACGTCATCTCTTACAGCTCGAGCATAATCCGTCTGAGAGATGATTGTATTTGCATCGTAGTGACATGCTCCCGTATAACTGATATATCCGTTGTCTATAAGACCTTGGGCTCTAATTCCATGCAGAAGCATAGTTCTATGATATCGCGCGGCTCTATTGAGAAAGATAAACTGTCTATACTTTAGAGTGCTATTGAGTCTTTCTATTTCATCTTCTGTTGGGCACGTACTAATCAGCTCGTTAACAGAGTATTTGAGTATAAGTGGCGTCTGTATAAACTTAAATCTGTTATAAAAATATTGCTTGATAAAATCACTCTGACGTGGTACCAGACCACCCGTGGTAGCTACTATAATCTCGTTATGTACATCTGAGTATACATTACGCATCAGAAATAGCCATTCTAGCTGTTTTACGAACGTAGAATATTCTACGTGAGGTATAGTTTCTGTATCGTGCGCAAAGTATAGTGGAATATTATTATCGTGAAGTCTTTTTAGCTTAGACTTGCCGAGCATCTGAAAGTACACAGCGAAGTCATGATTGAAGTGGTCAATGACTATAAAGTAATAATATTTCTTATTTGCGTCAAAGCTATGAACGCTGCTATACGGCTGAAAGGTTATTTTTTTACCGATGCAGCTGACATATGTGCTTATTATTTCAGCGTTATAGTGCTCAATCCATTCTGGTGAGAGCGACTTGAGTCTATCGCCGATGGTATAGGGTCGACCATATCGATCTACACTCTCGACTAGAAATACTATATCAGACACTTAAGCCTGGCGAGTTAAGAAATTAAATCTAACCTTCTTAGCGCCAAAGTATTGACCAACTAAAAACTTTACTGCATCGGTGTTAAACGGCTTGCAAGAGAAGACGTCTAGATACATGGTATTTGTCTCATTGACGAAGTGTGCACAGATGTTGCTAGTCTCAATAAGCTGTACCAAAGTATAGCCGGCTTTGTTTCCAGACCCAAAGTCAACAATCTGTGGCTCGCCATAGGCTACCATATCGATGTCTTTAACAAGCTGCTTAGTAAAGTTGTAGATGTTAGCATGACTCTTAATAGATACTGGATCGCATTCAGAACAGTCCAGCATCAAATGAAAGCCCCAGTGATCGCTCATTGTTATACTCCTTAATAGTTATTATCTAGAGCCTGTACGTACTCGACTGAGTCGACTCGAAATGATCGCCATCCACCATTCTGAACATCCCATACCGCAAGAACGTCAGGATTTTCTTTATGGTAGGTCTTCTCACCCTCTTGCTCCTCTGGATTGTTTTTGAACGACTCCGGAAGATAGTGTGGCATGAGCGTGCAGCGCATGGCACGCCTTTCGCCATTTACTTTGGTGAAAGTGACCTCCATGATGCTGTTGCGAAGATCAGCAAGCAGCGTGTCTCTCTTATACTCCATAGTTTAATCTCCAATCAATAGTGTCTTAGTATTTCTAACTCTCTCTTCCATAAAGGCACTGAGCTCATTATAGCCGCCGATATAGAATCCATCCACAACGATAACCGGATAAGTCTTAGCCGTAGAATACTTTTCGACTAGAATCTCTCGCGTAAAGTCGACGTCCAATCGATTTTCTATATATGGAATATTTCCGGAGCGCAGCAAATCCTTGGTCTTGTCACAGAAACCACAGCCGGGCCTGGTGTATATCTCAACGTGCATTTAGCTTCATCCTCTTCAGTAACTCGAAATCTTTTTCATCTTTATAAGGATCTAAGTCTAGACTGCTGGGTATCTTTCTAACTTTTTCCGATCCTATCATCTTCACCTGTGGGTCTAAAAACTTAGTATACTTGCGCCAGTCTATACCAGATTTTATCGTAGCCTCATGCTCTACATATATCGCTATATGGTGAGCCTGCTGGTAACTCAGGTTAAACAAATCCAACAGTGCCTTTTCGACTACCTCATGTGTAATGAGGATTCGCTCGACATCTGTCTTGTTCATTTTTGTCTTTAAGTGTCTATCAATGAATATAGTACGACCGTCTTCTGAATATCCAGCAACATAAGGCACATCATAGCTTTTGTCTACGTGGATTACTGGAATCTGTGCGACTCGACGCTTGAAACGTCGATCATTAAGCATTCTTTTTACTCTAAGAGAATGCACTTTGGGAATGTTGCGTTGTTGTACCTTAGGCATTTGGTATTTATGCCGACAACTTCATAAGGCTTTTATATCGATCGGCGGCATATGTAGCCGCAAACGCGTTTGGCTTGATCGTGGGAACGACATTACACATAGCGCGTACGTAGCCGATCGCCTCCTGCATCACACAATATGATCCCTGTCGATTGTCTGAGTTTATGTCTAGATGAATCTCGAAGTGTCTGTCACCAATTGACTCAGCTAGCTGTATGTATAGATGAGAGACTTTATAAACTTCATTCATAAGTCTGTAACGCGGTCTATCCTTATGCTGGTCAAAGTCTCTCTCGGTCTGTATTTCACCAAAGATCTTGCAACCACGGCATCCATCATAGTGAATAACTGCAGCTATGGTATAATCAGCGTACCACTTGTTACGAATAATATATCTCTCGGAATCAGCACCGAGATAGATACGTGTCGTATCAGATGTATTGCGGATAAACTCACTGACTTCATCTATATGAAGCTTTTTTCTCATGTTACCTTACTTAACTGATAAGCGGATAGGGGGAATCGAACCCCTCGTCTTCTGCTTGGAAGGCAGAAGCTCTACCATTGAGCTATACCCGCATTAAATATTACTTAATAAATACAATATGACTCTAGAAACACAA